AATGAGATCTTCGACGACGATGGCCGGCAGCGTTGCGACGACCTTGTCGTCGCCGTGGCGCATGAGCTCGCGATCGCGCGCCACGCCGGCGAGGATCTGCTCGAGGTCCTGCTCGGTGTGCACGACAAAGCGGTCCGGGCTCTCATCATCGGCGATGAGCGTCCGGCGAACGCCATAGGCGTCCTGATAGACGCGCTTACGTTCAGCCATGGGGGCGCACCCCCAGGCCAAGCGCGATTTGCTCCATCAGCCTCTCAAGCCGCGCGAGCATGTCCTTGAGCTCGCGCAGCCCCGTGAGGATGTCACGCGCCCGAAGATCGGCCGCGATGTCCGCGTCGTCGCTCACTGCTTGATCCCGTTAAACAACACATGGGCCAAGGGATTTCTCATTTCGACGCCCCACTCGACCACGATCATGCGCGTCTCGGCGTCGCCGACGCGGGCCATCAGGTACTGACGGAACGCGCGGAAAAAGCTGACCGCGGCATAGTCGGGGTCGATCAGGAGGGCGACGTCGGTCGGCACCCAGCGCGACGGCGCGACCTTGATCCGGCCGAAGTCGGTCGCAATGACGTCGATCGTCGAAACCACTTCGGTTTTGCCGACCAGGACCTGGGTGGTCGAGCGGCCGACGAAAGTAGAGATAGTTCGCTTGGGCCCCGGGGGCACGATCCATAATGTAGGGCTCGCCCCGTTGGTATATGCGGCCTGCATTGCCGCCCCGAGCATGTCCTCGCTGACCTGGATCTGTGAGCCAACTGCAGGCGCTGCGAAGGTGTCGGTCGACAATACCGGCAGACCGGTGACGACGCCGGCGACGGCGGCGGCGGGAGTGCCGTGCTTATCGACCGCGCGCGCGACCCAGTGCGAGAACGCTTCCGTCATGCGGGCGACCGGCGTGGTCGCGTCGTTGCCGTCGTTGCGCGCCTGGCGCGAGCACAGGATCGTCTCCATGTCCGACTTCAAGACCTTGGAGGCGAGCGCCATCTGGTGCGCCATCTCCGAGCCTTTGCCCGCGGCGTCGGCTTCTTCTTGGGTGCCAGAAACGGTCGCGTCTCTTTCCGAGATCTGCGTCACATTGTTGAGGCGGATGGTCGGCTGGGCCGGCTGATTGACCAGCTGGAAGCCTTCGACCTGAGCATTGTTCGGATTGACGATCGGTAGAAACTCAGTCTGCCAGTCGAAAATCCGGTTTTTTACGTTGCGCCGCCGAACAGCCGACATGACCGGCGTGTCGAACGGGTCGATATTATAGATCGCGTTGGATAGATCTTCGCGGTTAGCCGTCGCCTGATAGGTGGTGAAGGCGTTTGTGACCTTGGCCATAGTATCCTCGCAGAGTGTTCATTTGATGAGCCTTTGAAAAAGGGCAGCTGCGTCATCGAGCTTGCCCGTTTTCGCCAATTTCGATTGGAGGTCATCAATGCCTCTGCGGGCCGCGCTACCCATAGGTCTTGCGGCTCCGGGGGCTAAGGTGCGTCCTTTGTCTGGCATGACTGGTCTGGGCTTGTTAGCCGTCATGCGTCTATACTTGCTGGCGTCGTGCAGTACGGCCAGCATCCGCGGGTCATAGACGGTCGCCAACTCCTGCTCGCCGAAGCCGTATTCCTGGCCAGCGCGACGCATGGCCGTGACTTCGTTGTTCAGGGTCGCTTGGTCGGTGATCCGAGCGTTTCGCTTAAACTGCTCCCATCCGTTGTTTGCGTATTCCGCCGTTCGGCGGGCGTTCTCCTCAGCGCGTTGCTGTTCCATTTGCATCCGGCGCTGGCGGATGCCGACGAGCGTGTTGACTGCGGCCTCGTAGTTTTTCCGCGTCTGCCACGCCTGTTGCGGGTCCCTCGAGTGGAACTCGTCCCAATTGGGCTCCTTGGGCAGGAGCGCCTGATATTCTTCTTCGTGGTTTTGCAGTTGCTGGATCAGGTTGTCGCGCAGCTGCACGGCCTGGGCGTATTGCGACTGAATGACCTGAACGGCCTCGCCGACCTGGTGCACGCGCTTCGAGTAGGTTTCGCCGTCGATATAGCCCCGCACGACCTCGTCGAGGGTGACGTTGACCGGCTCGCCGTCGACCAGGACCTCGATTTTCTCGACTGGTTTGCCGTCTAGCGAGACTTCCCACTTCGCGCCGTCGGCGTCCGGCTCGGATGTCCCTTCGGGATCCCCTTCATCGCCGACGGCCTTGGGCTTGCCGTCTTGCCCTTGAGCGTCTTGACCTGCGGGCTCTTGCTCACCGATCCTTTCCGGCTCTGCATCGGCTCGGCGGTGTTTGTCGTCGGCGGGGGCATTCCTGGCGCGCGCGGCGTTGTCCGATACGCGCTGGAGCTCGTCGACATCCCCTTCCTCAGCCCGGCCATCGGCTACTCTCCTCTCAGCTGCGGCGAGGCGCGCATCTTCACCGCCGTCGCGCGTGTCGCCGGTTAACGGGTCGCCCTCGACGCGGCGTTCTTCGAACATCGTTTCGGGGCGGGCGGAGGATGCGAAGCGGCCGCCATCGTCGCGGGGCCTGGCCTGCGGATTGATCTCGGTGTGAAAGGCCTGCGCGGCCCCGTCGAGGCCTTCAGCCATGTTTCTGCTGCCTGGCTTGAGCCATCCGGTAGTCGTTAATCAGGATCTGCAGCTCGGTCGGGATCGCCTCGAGCGCCTTGATCATCGCCTTGCGCTCGAGCACGGTTTCCACCGGTTCGGAGGCGAGGAACTCGTCGAACCAGCGCTTGCGCAGATCGAGGATGGCCTGGTTGAACGCCTTGTTGCCGAGGAGCTCCTCGGCCGCCTGGGCGAATTCCTTTTTCGTCGACAGGTCGTTCATGACGAGCCGTCGCTATCTGGCTGGCTCTGGGCTTGCTGGGCGGTTTGGGCCTGCAATTGCGCCGCCTCGCGCTGCTGATCGATCTTGGCCTGGTCGGTCGCGGCGCCGAGATGAGCGGTGTAGAGGCTGACGCCGGCGTCGAGATGAGCCTGGTGGACGTCGGACATGATTTTCGCCGCTTCGATCGGATCGACCGCGGTCGGGCCCGAGGGCCCCGCGCCGACGAACACCTTGGCCCGCTCGATATCGAGCTTCTGCTGGTCGTAATCAGCCTTCTGCTTGAGCTGCGCCTGGCGATAGGCGTCGTCCTGCTGTTGCTTTTGCTGCCTCAGCTGCTGTTCGCCGATCGCTTGGCTCGCTTGCTGCTTGACCTTCTCGAATTGCGCCTTGGCGGCGACCGCCATCGGCTCGGGCTCTTTCGGGGTCGAGGCGATCTGCTGCAGGGTCTGCGGGTCGGGGGTTTTGAAATATCTGCCGACATTTTTGATGTTGGCGATATCGAGCATGTCGGAAATGGTGTTCAAATATTCCTGGATGCCGCAGACCGGATTGGTGACCCCGAATTGCTGCATGATCATCTGCTGGTCGGCTTTGATCTGCTGCAGCGTCATCATCCGAACGGTGTCCGACCCTTTGCCCAAGGTCGAATTGACTTCGACGCCCATCGAGGCGTCGAAAGTGCCGGTGTCGATGTCGGTCCATTTGCCGTTGAGGCGCAGCGTCCGGCGCTGATTGGGGGCCTCGGCGATCTCGTTATAAAGTCCGGTAAAGAGATCCTTGAAACCGGTCTCGGCCAGGCAGCGGGCGACCAGTTCGGTCCGCTCCTGGGCGCCGTTGATGATCGCTTCGACCCCGATATGGGTCGACGACTGCAGCGCCTTGGGATCGAGGCCCTTGGCCGCGTCTGACAAGCCGGTGCGGCGCTGGAAAATATCGTTGATGAGCTCGATTACCGGCATCGCCTGCTGGCCGGCGAACGGGGTTTGGGAGAACGCAACGGCGGCGCGCGGGTCGCCTCGGGTTCTGATCACGGCGCCGAGATCGTCGTTCAGGGCGTCGTCGATGTTGGTGGTCAGTTCGTTGACCACGGTTTTCGGATTGATGCTCTCGGCTAAACTGTCCAACACGCCGCGCATCATGTTGGTCTTGATGCGCTGGATATCGGTCACATAATCGGCGATCGAGTCGCCGACGATCGTGTGGCTTATCGGGTCGACGCCGAACACGGCGAACTTGACCCGGTTGGCCTCGACGTCGTGGACGATCTCGTTGATCTCACCCATCGTGCAGATGTAGCGGAGCTCAGGGACGCCATCGCCGTCCTTGTCGATCTTGATGTACCACTCGCCGTAGAGAACGCCGTCGCCGACCCGGGTCGAGTTGTATCGGCCGGGGTTTCTAAGCTGGCTCTCCATGGTGAAGTTCTGGATGTCCTGGCTCTGCAGGAAATCCATGCACTGTTCGCGCTCGTAGCCCATGGCGACCAGCTCATCGATCGCCACCACGCGCTGGTGGCCGACGATGCGCGAGGTCGAGAAAGTTCTGGCGTAGCGGTCGAGCCGCATTTCCTCCGGCGGCACGCCGGCCACTTTGATTAAGGGCTTGTCGACCTGGTAGGAGAAGGTGACCTCGGCATAGGTCCCGATGACCGGATCGAGATCGCCCAGGTGCTCGACCTTGGCGGTTGCGTCCTGCTGCTGCAGCAATTGGATCTGCTGCTGGTTCAGGTTGATGAAGGTCTTTTTCTTAGTTTCCTTGTGGTCGTCGGTCCACCACTTCACGAAACCCGTCTTGACCGTCATCGCGTCCTTAAAGGCGCCGTACAGGATCAGAAACCCCGGATTATCCTGCCAAAAGACGTAATTGATGTATTGGGTCTGCTGCTGCGCCGCGTCGACGTCGGCCTGGGTTCGCGGGGCCAAAGCGACGACGTTTTCGGATGCCGCGAACAATCTGACCAGGCTCGGCAGCATCAGCATGACGGCGTCGCGCACGTCGGTTGAGACGTAGGTCGATTTGTTGGCCGTCTCCTGGTCGTAGCCGAGGATCTGCTCGTAAGTAGCGCTTGGATCCTGAATGATCAGCGTGTCGCTGTAGGGCGACCCATCCGGATTGATTGACGGCAACAGGCCGTAGTAATATTTCTGCGACTTGTCCCTGACCGGAGCGAGGACTGAGCCCTCGTAATCGCGGCTGTCGCGGATCAGAGCCTGGATGAATTGCTCGTAGGTTTCCGGATCGGCCGGGTCATAGCCCTCGGGCGGTCCGCCTTCCTTGAATGAAGCGAATAACTGCTCGAGCGCCACAGTTTAACCCCAATTGACCAGCGTTCCCGAGTTGAACCCTGTTCGTTCCTTTGTACCTATTTGGTACTCAATTTCGGAACGTCATTGATGTTTTGTGGGGCTAGCATAAGACTGAAAATGCCAAATTGGCAATTCAGCGAGGAATACGTCCATGCCATATGCGTATTTTGAGATTATCGACCCCCCAGGGGGCCATCCTGATCAGGGCTTGCCCGGCGGTCGGCCCGGCTGGGGCGGCGGGCGACCCGATCATGGCTTGCCGGGCATTCCCGGCGCGCCAGGGCACCCGGGCCACCTGCCGGCGCGACCGCGTCCCGGCGGCCCGGTCGACCCGGGCTATGGCATCGAGGACACCGGCGAGGGCGGCGAGGGCGAAGCGGGGCAATTGCCCGTCTGGCCGCTCGATCCCGAGCATCCCGACACCGGTCTGCCGCCGGTCCCCGGCCATCCGTTGCCGCCGATCGATCCGCCTCCGGGCACCATTTGGCCGCCGCTGCCGCCTTCGGTTCCCGCCGGCAAGGCGCTGGTCCTGGTGTTCATTTCAGGCGTCGGCTACCGCTATACGGTCGTGAACATCCCCGAGCATGAGACGGATCCCGACTACGGGATTGAAGAGGGCGAGGGCGAGCATCCCGAGCACCCTGACGTCCAGCCGCCGCGGCCCGGCCAGCCCCCGCCGCGTCCGGGTCAGGGCCTGCCGCCGCAGCGGCCGCCGGCGCAACCCGGTCAACTGCCCAGCGGCCAGCGTCCGGGCCAACGGCCGCCAACGGCTGGGCAATTGCCTGGCCGGACGCCGCCGGCCAGGCCGCAGCCCAAATAAATGCTTGAACTCGACGCGCCGTCGGAAGGCGGCGCGCTCGTCGACGACGAGCGGATCGAAATCCCCTATCTGCCGCGGAAGCACTTCCGCGCCCTGCACGCCTCGACCAAGCGTTGGCAGTTCTTGTGCTGCCATCGCCGAGCGGGGAAAACGGTGGCGATCGCCAACCAACTGATCCGCGCGGCGAGTCTCAATCCGCGCAAATTGCCGCCGCCGCGCTACGGCTATGTCGGCCCCTCGTTCGACCAGGCCAAAGACCTCGTCTGGGCTTACTTAAAGCAATACACCGAGGGCATCCCCGGCGTTCGCCACCTCGAGGGCGATCTCGTCTGCATTCTGCCGAACTCGGCGACCATCAAGCTCTATGGCGGCGCGGCAGCTTACGAGCGAATGAGGGGGATGTATTTCGACGGCATCGCCTTGGACGAATATCCGCTTCTGAACCCGATCGTGTTCTCAACCGTGGTTCGCCCTTGCTTAGCCGACTATCACGGCTGGGGCATCGTCTCGGGCACGTCGAACGGCGACGATCATTTCAACCAGCTGCGCCTGCGCTACGAGGACGATCCGCGCTGGGATTTCCACATCATCCCGCTCTCCGCCACCGGCGAGCAGGCGCTGAAATACCCGGAGCAAAAAGAACTCACCCAGGACATGAGCCCGGAGGAATACGCCCGCGAGATGGAGTGCTCGTTCGACGCGCCGGTCGAAGGGTCGTATTACGGCGAGATCCTCAACAAGCTGGCGGTTCAGGGGCGGATTTGCTCGGTCCCGGTCGACCTGGCCGTTCCGGTGATCACGGCTTGGGACTTAGGCATTCACGATTATTGCTGCATCTGGCTCTATCAGATCTGCGGCAAGGAGATCCATTTCATCGACTATATCCAGGACAACGGCAAAGGCCTCGACTACTACGCCCAGGAGCTCCGTTTGCGGGCCAACAAGGGCGGCTATGTCTTTAAGGCCCATTGCCTGCCCCACGACGTCGAGGCGCGCGAGATTTCGACCGGGCAATCGAGACGGTCCTATCTCATCGATCAATTGGATGAGCCGGTGGTGACCGCCCCGTTCGCCGGTCCCGAGGATGGGATCGCGGCGGCGCGCGGGCTCTTGGGCTTGAGCTATTTCGATCAGGTCAAATGCCGCAAGGGCCTAGCGATGCTGAGAGGGTACCGGAAGAACAAGATGGGCAACCCGGTGCACGGGCCCGAGCCCTACAGCCATGGGGCCGACGCCTATAGGACCTTCGCCACCGCCTTCCACCTGGTGGGGGGCTTGTCGGCCAGCCTCGGCCGCGGGTCGGGGCGGCTGAGGCGCAACATTCGCGGCTTGATTTAAGCAAGTAATCGTGGCGTGATGTTAAACGTCTAACATCTAAAAAATCTACATTTAACATCTAAATAATATATGGCTGTTAAACGTAGATAGTTTCATAGAATAGTGCAAACTGTTGCCTTGGGAGGACTAGACAATGCCCAAGACAACAGAGGCGCGCGTTCAGGATGGCATGAAAGAATATCGCAAAGTCGGTTGGGAGTGCTCGCTCGAGTTGGCCACCGAATTAATTGCAACGAACTGCGATCCAGACGATCCCAGGGTGTTTTGCGCGATTTCCGCTCTGTCGAACTTCATCGGCCACGAACCGGGGTCGCCCGAGCGTGCGATGTTAGACGCCTTGGACAACCCCGACGGGCTTAACGACGAGGACTTCTGGAACGAGCTTTGGCTCAGATGCTGCGGCTTGATTTAAGCCAGCAGGCGCATGCGCTTGCGGGTCATGGCGCCGAACGCAAGGCCGCCAAAGCCCACCAGCAGCATCGTCCAGGTCGAGGCTTCCGGCACTGCTGTGCCGGTGATCGTGCCGTCGATCGCAATATGGATCGGCGAGCCGCCGCTAATTCCCGACACTTCGGCGAAATAGGCCCCGGCGACGAGCGGATCGGGCGCGACGGTCGCTTCCTGGCCGCCGAGGACGTCGGCGATCGGCGAACTCTCGATCAGGGCGCCGAGCGGCTGAAAGGGCGACACGGGCACGCTCGAGGTGAAGGTGTTGAGCGACAGCGTTCCACCGGTAATCCGCTCGGCCCCGATCGCGCTGTCGCTGACGCTCACGGTGACGGTTTCCTTGACCGGCAGGGTGAATTCGAAAAACTGCGAAAAGCCAATGCCAGAACCAGGGGTGTCCTCGGCCGGCAGCGCCAGGCTTTCGTTGAGCACGCTGCCGATGTTCTCGACCGTGATTTCAGTCGCCGCGTGGGCCGGCGCAACCGGCAACGCCAACACGGACAAGGCGAAAAGATGAGAAGCGCGCATGGATTTTGATCCCCGGGGAAAATACCGCTTTGGCAATCTAGCCTTTTACCGGGGGCTCGTCGACAAATTGATGACAGCGTCCACAGTAGCGCTCGACGATGTCGTTAAGATTGGAGCTTTCGGCCTCGCAGCGCGGGCAGACGAACGATGTGGGGAACACCAGGGGCTCGCCGCAGACGTCGCAGCGGATCCGGCCATAGGGCTGCTCGGCGCCGCAAGCCGCGCAGGCGGCCTTGGGCTTCTTCACACCGGATGCTTGTGGCGCTGGCCCCGGGTCATCTGGCCGCGTTTGACGCCGAGCGCAGTCGGCTTGTTCGAGCCCTTCCTGAGTTCGCCGGCCTTCTGCAATGTGCTCGTCGCCATGGCATAGGCGCTGCTAGTGCTCGCGCCTTTGGCTTTGATCCGCTTCACTGCGGCGTCGAGAATTTTTGGCATCACTTTCGTCCCTTTTTGCCGGTTTTCTTCGGCTTGTGCGACATGGGGTTCCTCCGTTTAAGCCACTGCGATCGCGTTGGAGGCGATCGGCGTCGATCCGGCGGCGTTGGTCGCGGTCACCCGGCACGAGACATTCGTGCCGCTGTCGGCGGCCTGTAGAACATAAGTCGCGGCGGTCGCGCCGGTGATCGGGACGGCGCCGCGCAGCCAGATGTAGGAATAGCTGGTCGGCGCATAGGTCCAGTTGCCCTGGGTGCAGGAGAGCGTATTGCCGACCACGCCCGTGCCGGTGACCGCGGGCGCGCTGGTGTTGACCGGCGGCAGGATCTTGCTGAGCTCGGCGGTGATGGCGTTCGACATGGCCAAGGGCGTGAGATTGCCGCCCTTGCCGCGGTTGACCAGGAACAAGACCTCGTTGGTGAATGCGGTATGGGCTTTCTTGTCGGGCTTCACCGCCGCCGGCGGCAGCGCGATGGTGAGATCGTGGGTGGTCGAATCGCTGTTGAGCGCGCTGGCGATCGCATTAAGCTCGGCCGCCAGGCTCGGATAGTTGCGGTTCTTTTTGCCGATGAGGATCAGCTGGTTCTGGAAGTCGTTGATCTGGTACATTTATCCCTCCGTCGGCGGGTCGAGCCACTTGATGGTGATCGTGGTGGCGCGGTCCGATGTTTTAACCTCCAAAGACGTCGCCGTCTCGCGCGGTCCGAAACCGCGCCTTCGCCCGGCTTCGGAGCGCAGAAACTCTTTCGCCGCGTAATAGCGGTTCTGAAAGCTCCCCTCATCGCGCAAAGCTTCCCACAGGACGGCGATCGCCCGGTCGACGCCGCGGTCCGCCGTTTCGTCGAGCGCCCGGGTTAAGGCCGGCAGCGCCCGCACATAGGCGCGCAGCCGCTCGGCCGGAACGCCGATCTCCTCGGCCGCGGCGCTGACGTTGCCGTCGTGCCGAAACAGGAGTTCGCGGATCGCATCGGGGTCGAAGCCTGGCTCGGTGGGGACGAGGGCGACGCTCATATCCAGCTTTCGACGATCTTCGGGTCGTCGCCCTCCTCACGGCAGATATTGACCAGGCCGGCGCGCTCGAGGGCTAGGCGGATGTCGTCGAGCTTACCGTTGATCGTGTCGGCCGTCGCCACCGTGTTTCCGCCGCCGACTTCGAACCTCCGGGCGATGAAGCCGTCGGGAAAGTCTTTCGGCTTGTCGTAGATGGTCCAGATGGCGAGCGCGCCGCGGTGGCTAGCCTCCCATTGGGACTTGACGATGTCGCGCGGGCTCATGGGCCATTCATCCCGCGACTTGATCTGCTCCGGATTCATTCGCCAACTCGCTCTTGCGGAACTCCTCGAGGATCTGCAGGCCCATGAACGTCGCCGCCCCAGCGAGGGCGAAATAGCCCTCGTCGGCCGACCAACCGGTCATCGTCACCCCCTCCTCATCGACAAACACAATCCCCGCCGATCTGACCTGGCCAGCCTTGGCCTTCTCAACCAGCTTCTGCCCCAGACTGACAATCGAGCCATGAATGCGCTTGTCGGCCTCAGCCTTGGCCGGCGGCTTGACCGTGAGCGCCAGCGCCTTGATCCGCTCGTCAAGGCTCCTCAATTGCCCCCGCATCCAGTCGCGAAACTCGCTCTCGATCATTGCCGCTCCTCAGCGAACTCCCCCGCCTGGTGAATGCGGCTAGAAATGCCCTCGAGCCGCCCCCGGGCGAAGCCAACCTTGAAGATGAACCTCTCCCGTTCAGCCTGGCCGCCAAACCCGCTCATCGCCCGCACCAGCGCCTGGCGGGCCTCAATCAGCGCCGCCTCGGCGTCCTTCAGGTCGGCAAGGCTCTGTTCGCCGACGCTCACACTCTCAATCATGCCCGGCCCCCTTTCGCGGCTTTAGCCCGCCGGGCCAGCTTCTCATCCCGCTTGATCTCACGGACGAGCCGGTCGATATCGCTGCGCCTGACCTCGATCCTCAGATAGGCCGGCGGGTCGCCCTGCATCTCCATCCGGCGCCAAACCTTCAACAGCGCCTCGCCGGTCAAACGACTGTCATTCTCGATAATCTCGTGAAACACCTCAGGCGTCAGTATGTCGCCCAAAAGCTTATGATCGAGTTCGAAAGCCTCGCGCATCAGTGCTCCCTCCGCGCCTGACGCTCGACCGCCGTCCTGAGCGAGTTTTTGACCGTCTTGGTCAGCCAGCGCAAAAACGTCCCCGGATCGATTTGATATTTGACGATGAATTTCATCACCAAAATCATGATCGCCATGCCCTCGTCGCGGTCGTCGTGATAGGCCGCCTCGATCTTGGCCAAAAACTCGTCGGCAAGCTCAAACGCCCTGACCTTCTTCGCCTCGCTCTCGGGCCCGTCAGTCACTTCCCCGCCTTCCGCCGCCGAAAATACTCAGCCCGGCTGATCCCCAAGGCCTCCCAAGGCCGCACACCCTCAAACTTCGGCCGACCTCGCCCACGCGGCTCCACAACCGGCGCAAGCTTCATCGTCCCCGGCGTCCCCCTAACAAGCTCCTCAGCCGCCTCGAGCCGCTTCACCTCACGACCAAACTCGGCCAGCTCCAAAAGGCCAGGATCGGCATGCAGGCGGCGCGTTGCCCCTACCGACCCCGCTTCCGCGCCTTCCTCGGCGTCAACAAACCGAACCCCACCTCGCCGACCTAAACTCTGGATCTGCCTCAAACGCCCCCCATGCCGCTCAGCATGCGGCCCAAAATCGTCAACCATCTTTCCAGTCTCAAACCCTATTTCAGTCTCAGAATAAAAGTCTCATTTGTCAATCCAGCATGTACATTACGCCTGTTTCACGTGAAACTTATAGGGCCGCCGGGAGATCGCTGGGGCCCCCGGTTCCGGTTCCGGTCGAGGCGGTGGTAGGGGGGGCCAAACGAGCGGCTGGGTGGAAAAAAGGGCTCTCCTCCATCCCCGCGTCTCACGCGTTGCGTCCACATGCAATCCACATGTGCGATGCGCTATGACTATGGACCATAGCAATATCAATAGCTTAGCGCGTCAAACCACGTGATCTGTAATCACGGGAATACCTATTGCCAGCGCTCAACACCATTCGCCAGCTGTCGCAAGGCCTTTAATGCGCGCGGCCTTAGTTCGCGGCGCCCCCGTTTCCCGCGAGGCCGGCGCGTTGTGTTTGATTTGCTTGGTTTGGCTTGTTGAGACTGTCAGCGTTGGGTGGGACGCGGTGCACGCAATCCGTTACGTGATTGCCTATTAGTCACTTGGTTAGTTTAAGGGGCTTTTCGGTTTGGTTTGGCCTTTGAGGCCGCGAAAGCGCTACTCACCTGAACTAGGCCGCGCTTGGTGTTTCGTCGCCCGTATCGGTTGTGAGTGGCGATTGTTGCGCTTTGCGTGGCGCATTGGCGAGCTCGATCTCTTTCTCCACGCTAGCGCATGCCTCAGCGAGCTTTTGCCAGCGCAAGGCCTCGAGATCCGAGATTGACGCGCGGAT